GCGTGGATTCCTGACGACATTTTCATGCGCGGCGCAGACCCGATTCCGTGGGACCGTCTGCCCGATTTACCCGCTTTTGGCGGCCTTGACATTGCCAGCACGCAGGATTTGACCGCTTTTGCTTTGCTTTTTCGCGACGACGAGCACGACTGTTTTTACCTCATCGTGCATCAGTTCGTGAACCAAGAAAAGGCCGAATCCAAGCGCCTAAGTGCCGGAATCGACTACATGCGGTGGGCAAAAGACGGTCATATCACCATCACACCAGGCAACGTGACCGATTTCCGGTATGTTCGTGACCACATCGTCGGAATGTGCGCCAAGTACGACGTGCGCAGCATCGGCTATGATCCACGATTCAGCACCTACCTGGTGTCAGAGCTGACTGAAGCAGACATCGAAATGCGCCCAATGGCCCAAAACATCACCACGATGAACGGCCCGACCAAGGAATTCGAGATGCAAATGATGAAAGGCAACATTGTGCACGGCGGCAACGAGGTGCTGCGGTGGCAGATGGGCTGCGCGGTAGTTTACACCGATGTGAACGAGAACAAGCGCGTCACCAAGGAGCGAAACGAGGCGAAAAAGGTGGACGGCGTCATCGCCAGCATCATCGCCATGAACGAATACGCGCATTTCAGCACGCAAAGCGGCGGCGATTTCTTCGAGATCATAAGCCTGTAAACGGCGAGAGCCGGCCCCGCTGCTATTGGTCCGGCTCTCATTAGAAAAACATGAACGGGCCAAAGATAACGCAGAACCCAAAAGTTTCAACTTCGTAACTTGCGCACAATGGCTACACTACGCGACCGATTGAACAGCTTGCTCCGTTTCCGCGTGGGCAAGTACGACGCCAACGCATTGCCGAGCGAAATGGGCATTTACGGCCACACGGTCAGCGGTGCCAATATCAACGAGACGACGGCTATGTCCATCAGCACCGTCTACGCTTGCACCAACAAAATCGCGAGCACAGTTGCCTCGCTTGGCTTGGAGGTGCATGTACGCGACGGGCGCAACGTGATGGCAGCCAATGCACACCCGGCATACGAGCTGGTGAAGTACACGCCGAACGAGTACCAGACCGCATACGAGTTTTGGGAAACCATCATCAGCCACGCAGTGCTCAATGGCATCGGTTACGCAGTCATCGAGCGCGATAACCGGGGCTACGCAACGGCCATGCACATCGTAAGCCATTACGACGTCGACGTCAAGCGCGTCAACGGCGAGCGGGTCTTTGCGGTGCGTGACTACGGCGTGGTGATGCCGGAGAACATGCTCGAAATTGCCAACCTTGGCCGCAAATCGCCTATTGCCATCCACCGCGAAAACCTCGGACTCGCCAAATCGGCGCAGGAGTTTGGCAGCGAGTATTTCGGTTCAGGTGGCCAAATGACCGGCATCCTCAGCAGTGATCAGCCGCTGAAGAAGGAGCAAATGGACATCATCCAGCACACCTGGAACAAGGCCAACACCTCCGGAGGCACCAAGCTGCTGCCATTCGGCTTCAAATACTCGCGCATCAGCATCAGCCCGGACGAGGCGCAATTCATCGAGACCCGCAAGTTCCAAGCCGAGGAAATTTGCCGCATTTTCAGCGTGCCGCCTGCCTTGGTGCAGCTCGAATCGCAGACCACGTACAACAACGTGGAGCAGCAAAACCTGATGTTCGCCCGGCACACGATTACGCCATGGGCGAAGCGCATCGAACAGGAAATTGACCGCAAGCTCATTCAGCTGCGGGAGCGCCCGGAAGTGTACAGCAAGTTCAACCTGAACGACCTGTTTCGCGGCGACATGCAAGCCCGTGCGGACTTTTACACCAAGATGCTGCAAAACGGCGTGCTCAATATCAATGAGGTCCGCGAAAAGGAGGACCTGAACCCAACCGAAGGAGGCGACGTGCACCTGGTGCAAGTGAACCAATTGGCCTTGGACCGCATCGGCGACTACTCGGATAAAATCTCAAGCAATGAAGGAGCAGGAACAATTTGAACAAGAAATTCGTGCGCAGTACGGCGACAATGTCGAGCTGCGCACCGCCGAGGTGCGTGCAGCCGGTGACGACTCGCTTGTCATCGAGGGCTACGCAGCCAACTTCGAGCAAACCACAGACCTGGGTTATTTCCAAGAGAACATCGCACGCGGCGCCTTTGACGAGGTGCTCGAAAACGATGTGCGCTTGCTGTTGAACCATGCCGGTGCACCCATGGCCCGGACGACCAACGGCACCTTGGAACTGACCGTAGACGACAACGGCCTGCGGTACCGGGCGGCGCTCGCCGACACCCAGGACGGCCGCGATCTGTACAAGCTCATTAAGCGTGGCGACATCACGCAGAGCAGTTTTGCGTTCACCATCGCAGAGCAAACGTGGAGCGAAGACCGCAGCACGCGTACCATCGACAAGGTGGCGCGGCTGCTCGACGTTTCACCTGTTACCTACCCGGCATATCCAACGACGACTGTAAGCGCCCGCAACATGGCGCAAGCAGCAGCAGAGGAAGTGACCGAAGACCATACCCAACCCGCCGAGGAAGCGAAACCTGAACCGCAACCCGAAGTTCAGGAAGTTCGTAACTTGGCACCATCAAACCCGAATCCCATGACTTTGAATGACCTCAAAGGCCAACGCTCCGCACACTACGAGGAGTTTGTTGCCATCGGCCAAAAAGCAGACAGCGAAGGCCGCACGATGACTGAAGCAGAGCAAGAGCGCTGCGACAAGTTGGACAATCTGATTTCTGACCTCGACGTCAAAATCAAGCACAAAGAGCGCGAGCAGGCAATGGTTGCACGCAGCATCTCTGGCCACTCACCCTCTACGAGCGAGCAGCGCGAAGCAGAGCGCGTGCACGGTGCTTTCTCTTTGTCTCGTGCCGTGGCTCAAGTTGCTAACGGCCGGAACTTGGAAGGCGCTGAAGCTGAATGGGCGCAAGAAGCCGCTCGTGAAGCTCGCAGCCAAGGCTTGCAAATGGCTGGCCAAGTTGCCATCCCGAGCATTGCTTTGCGTGCAGGTGCTGCTGACGACTTCCAAGCAGGCAGCGGCGACGGCTCCGGCTTCGTTCCCACGAACGTACCAGGCGCCATTGAGGCGTTGCGTGCTCCGTCTGTCATCGAGCAGCTCGGCACCACCGTCATCCGGAACGCTACCGGATCGCTGAAGTTCCCACGTGTGTCTGTTAAGGCATCCGGAACGGGCGAAGGCGAAGTTGACGCAAACGCAGCTTCAGGCATGGAAATGGACGAGTTGACGCTGACGCCACAACGTGTGTCTGCCAAGACCGTCTACTCCAAGCAGCTCGTGTTGCAAGGCGGCTCCGAAGTGGACCGGTTGATTGCGGCTGAACTCGCTGACGCGATGAACGCCTACATCGACGATGCATGCTTTGACACCATCCTCGCTTCATCTGCCATTAACGTGAGCACCACGGGCGACACCGCTTTGGACGCTGCTTTGGCATTCAAGATGGAGAGCGAAGTGCTCGCAGACGGCGGCAACTTGACGGGCGCTACCTACGTGATGTCACCGCTCGCTTACCAGCGTGCAAAGGCTGAGGCCGCAGTGGCAAGCGTGAGCGCATTGTTCGAGAACGGCTTGTTCAACGGCTACCGCGCTGTAGCTACTCCGTACCTCGTGGACGGATTGCTCGCAGACGCTTCAACCGCTGCCGGTCAGATGTTGTTCGGTAACTTCGCTCAAGGTGGCATCCTCGCTTACTTCGGCGGCTTGGACATCTTGGTTGACCCGTTCACCGCAGCTAACAAGGCGCAGATCACGTTGCACGTGAATCGGTTCTTTGACTTCGACGTTCGCCAGCCTGGTGCTTTGGCGAAGGCTACGCAATTGACGTAATCGCTTGGTTGATTGTTTCGAGAAAGGGAGTGGGCTTCATCGCCTGCTCCCTTTTTTCGTTCTTCGTAATTTGCGGTCATGCAGAGCTACAGTATCGCCTACACGTCCAGCGTAGACACCGCGGACATCATCACCACCGCCGACCTCAAGGGTCACCTGCGCGTGGACCACTCGGACGAGGACACGCTAATCGAGGCGCTGCGCGAAGCTGCCGTCGAGTACGTCGAGAGCTACTGCAACGTGAAGCTCGGCGACCGCACGGCCGTTTACTATACCGACGCTTTTCCGAACTACATGGAGATACCGGTAGGTCCGGTGCAAGCCATCAGCGGCATCACGTACAACACGGACCGGGACACCACGGTAAGCCTGGACACCACTTACTACTACTTTGAGCTTGTGCGCAAGCCGGCACGCATTAGCTTTATCAGCCCGCCAAGCGTGGAGGAGTACACGCACAACGGCGTGCAAATCGCTTGCACCATCGGCTACCCGGAGGCCGATATCCCAAAGGCCATCAAACACGCCATCCGGCTGATGGTGGCGCATTGGTACGAAAACCGCCGCCAGGTAGTCATGACCAAGCCTGAAGAGTTGCCCATGGGTATCCACAGCCTGCTCAATCCTTACCGCATTATTTCCGAGCTATGAACATCGGACACATGGACCGCCGCATCGAGTTGCAGACGTCAGCGCACACCGTGAACCAGTACGGCGAGCGCACTGACTCGTGGTCAACGTATGCCACGGTTTGGGCGGCCATTGTGTACCGTGGCGGCTCGGAGAAGGTCAGCGGTGATCAGGTCAGCAGCACGAACAAGGTGGAGTTTCGCATCCGTTACAGCAGCACAGTGAACCGCGTTCTGGCATCGGACCGCGTGCTGTACAACACCCAATACTACCAGGTGCTCGCTGTCGAGGAAATCGGACGCCGCGAAGGTTACAAGCTCATCTGTGAACTGCGGGACGCATGATAACCCTTGACGACAAGCGACTCAACCGCGAGCTTCAAAAGGCTTACAAGAAACTGAAGCGCGTAGAAGAGAACATGACCAAGAGCGACAGCAAGGACATGATGAACGCGCACAAGGACATTGGCAAAATCTACGTGAAGGCAGCCCGGCGCAACATCAAGCCGTACCACGAGGACACCGTGGTGAAGAAGAAAGGCAAGGAGTACCCAATCGTGCGCGGCCAGCTCAAGAAGTCCATGGGCCTGTGGCGACCAAGCCGCAAGCGCACGACCTACGTAGCGGGACCGCGTGCGAACGCGCCGATGAAGCAGAAAGTGCGGCAACAGGCCGACGGCTGGTTTGCTCACTTCGTGGAGGAGCGCCCGAAGAAATTTGGCCCGCCCGATCCCGACTACGTGAAAGCTCGCAAGCGGGCACCGCAGAACCGTGGCGTCTTTGACCGCACCAAGCGCCAAGTGTACAAGGAGATGAAGGTGAAGCAGGTGCGCTTGTATCGTCAAACATTGAAAAAATCCATCCGATGACTGTAGGCAAAGCCATCTATTACCTGCTGAACAACAGCACCGACCTCGAGGCCGTAGTCGGCACCCGCATCTTTCCGGAGGTAGCGGAGCAGGACAGTGCTTTGCCGTTTGTGATGTACTCGGTCATCAGCAACGAGCCGAGCGATACGCACAGCGGTCCGTCCTTGCTTGATGTGGCCCAGGTGGACGTGATTGCGTACAACACGAGCTACAGCGGCTGCATTGACATGGGCGTTTACGTTCGCGCAGCCTTGGACCGCGTCACAGGCACCTACAACGGCGTCAACGTGCAGTCATGCCAGTACAACTCCGAGGTCATCGACTTCGACGAGTACAAACGCGCATACGTCATCACGCAGAGCTACGACGTGCGCATTAGCCGGACCGAATTTGAGATTGCCCAGGGCACACCGGTTACGGGTGCGCAGCTTGGCGACCTGTACGACGTAACCGACGACGCAACGACCGGTCAAGTCATCGTCAAGCAAGCGGACGGCACGTGGGCGGGCGGTGATGCAGCGGGAGCGCTCGGCGACCTTACGGACGTTGCAAGCGACGTCACAAGTGAAGCCATTGACCGCCACGCGCTTGTGTACGATGAAGATTCCGGCGAATGGATTACGCGCTATCCCGGAGAGATTCGCATCTACAACGACAGCGACGAAACCATTGTCAAAGGTCGCTGCGTGACTGCTATTGGCGCTCAGGGCGACATGGTCACCGTCCGCCCATACATTACAACCGACGACACGCGCTACGTGGTCGGCGTTGCGACTGAGGAGATGGCGGTGGGCGCAAGTGGCCACGCCATTACCATCGGCGAGGTGCGCGGTTTGGACACGGAAGGTTTTGCTGTTGGAACTATTTTACAGCCGACGAATTTTGTCAATTCCGTCAGACCGTTTGGCATGGGGCCCGCTACCGCCGGTGCAGGTCAACCTGACCGACCGCTGCCCATCGCTATGGTCACGCGATCGCACGCCAACACCGGGCGAATTCAGGTGCGTATGTTCACGCCTGGCTATTACCATCAAATCGCCGCGATGAGCGATGTGTACGTTCCCTTCCCATATCAAGGAGCAGTTCTCAAGTACATCGTAAGCGGAGGCACTGCGTTTTGGGGCTATTTGCCACAAACGTCCAAAATCATTGCGGACGGCGCGGAGGAGGACGTGGAAATCTACTACTACGCTGAAAGCGACGACACGCAGCTTGCAATTACGCAGCGGAGCGATACGCCAAGCGCAGGTAACAAAATCGTGCGCAAGATTTGGTACACGACAGCATCGCAGGCCGACCCTGACGCTGACGTGTGGACGCTGTACCAAACGCTCGACGACAACGCGACCTTTGCAGAGCTTCAGACCGCGTTTGAGGCGTCGCTGCTCGTGTCGCCTACAGGCGGGCAGCCCGTGAGTATCAAAACAACGTGGGATGACATACCGGCGTTCAGCGGCTTGCTTGACACCTACCCGGGCGCGGCGGCGGCGTACTCGCTGCGGCTGCTTGATTCGACCTACACGGGCGATGCCATCAACGTCCGGCGGGCATCGGACAACGCGGTGCAGGACATCGGCTTCGACGCTAACGGCGACCTCGACACGTCGGCACTGGCTACGTTCTGCGCAGGTACGGACGGCTACGTGGTGCGGTGGTACGACCAAAGCGGGAACGGCAACGATGCGGTGCAGGCGACGACGAGTGCGCAGCCGCAGATTGTGGCGAGTGGGTCGGTTTTGACTGAAAACGGCAAGGCAGCACTCAGATTTGATGGTTCAGACGATTTATTTAATACGAGTTGGAGCGCAGGCGACACTTCGGCGTTTAGCTCTTT